TTGCGCTTCCCGTCAGTCAGAAATTGCAACAAAAATCGAAGGCATGAAAGAAAATATAGAGTTGAAATTAAAAAATCTGCAGGAAGATGTAAGCGAAATAAAGGGGAAGATATGAATGGCTAACTCGAAAGCGCCGGAAGCAAAGCCCAAGATACTGGAGTTCTTGAAACTTGGCGGCTCATATAAAGCAGCCTGTGGTTATGCAGATATTAGTGAGGAAACCGGATATAAATATCTTTCAAGCGATCCTGAGTTTTCTGAGTCTGTAAAAAAGGCAAAGATGAGAGGTGAGGCGGGCCTGGTCACCGGAGTATTGAAAATCGCCCGTGAAGGAGTGGGTCCACAAAAGCTAACCGCCTTGATGTTCTTATTAAATACTACTCATGGTTATTCTAAGAAATCTGAAGTATCTGTCAAAAGTGAAACAGGCGGTAAAAGTGGTTCGTACCGAGAATTTATTAAAGTCCTCGATCAAAGCAACGACCAAGACCGCGAAGCCTTCGCTGCCGTTGTTGAGCGGATTGAAGGAAACGGAGGCCGTGGCGATAGCAGGCTACGCTGATATAGCATTTTTCGCTCGGTACTTCTTTCCACATTATTGTTATGTCGATAGTGGCTGGTTTCACCGGGAGCTTTTCCGACAGTTTCGGAGGAAAATCTTGAAACAGGGGCCCACTAAAACTGCTATCGCAGCACCCAGGGAATCGGCAAAAAGCACGATCACCTGCTTTATCCTTGCCATGTGGGTGCTCTGCTATGCCGATCTTCTCGGCAAGCATTATGTCTTAATAACTTCAGATACAGCAGAACTGGCTGCCGAGCATGTGCAGAATATCAAGGAGGAGCTTGAGGGTAACGATGATCTGCGAGAGGTTTTCGGAGAACAAATCCTACCCGGGGAACCCTGGACAGGGACAAGGATTCGTACCCAAGGTGGCTTTACGGTAAGCTCAAAAGGTACGGGCGGAAACATCCGCGGAATCAAGAAAGGTGCGCGCCGGCCGGATGTACTGATTGCAGACGACCTTGAAAACGATGAGAACAGTCAGACGATAGAACAGAGAAAGAAACTCAAGCGGTGGTTCTTCCGGGCTTTCTGCAAGGCCGGGACTCGCGGGGTGGATATATTTGCAATCGGTACGATCCTGAATAGCGATAGCCTGCTGGCAAACCTGATTGACGCTAAGAAATCACCCGGATTTGACGGCCAGAAATACCAGGGAGTTATCCGGTGGAGCAAGAGTGCGCTCTGGAGTCGCTGGGAAAGGCTGTATTCAGACTATAACAAGACGGCAGAGGAACGTGAGACGGCTGCAGATGCCTTTTTCGAAGCCCATCACAAGGCAATGACTATCGGAACCGAGGTCCTCTGGCCGCAGTACAAAGATTATTACACGCTGATGAAATTGCGTTTCACCGAGGGGCCCACCAGTTTCAGCCAGGAGATCCAGAACGAGCCAGTCGATCCTTCAGAATGCCTGTTCAAATCCGATTGGTTCGCTTATTTCGAGGAAGAAAAGCTGCTGGATATGGGAGTCAGTTTCACATCTATTATCGGCAGTTGTGATCCATCTATGGGAAAGAGTGAAAAGGATTGTCCCTCGGCAATCATTACCCTGGGAGTAACCAAGACGGGTGCTCTTTATGTGCTGGATGCTTCTATTGAATGGCGGCCACCGAGCGAGATAATTGAAGATATTATCTTGCTGTATGAGCGCAGAAAGCATGATGCGATTGGTGTCGAGGATAACGTCTTTCAGGAATTCTTTAAAAATGAGCTTATCAGAATTGCCAGTGAGAGGAAGAAATATCTGCCAGTTCAGGGCATAACCTCGATAAAGGATAAAGACCTGAGAATCCAGCGTCTTGAGCCGATGATTAAAAATGGGACTATTAAGTTCCAGAAGAAGCACACGCGGTTGATTGAACAGCTTCAATACTATCCCAATGCCGATGCAAAAGATGGCCCTGACGCCCTCGAAATGGCTGTCCAAATGGTCGAGCGGCTTGTGAGACCGGATAATTTCAAGGCGGCAGAGCCGCGAATAAGCGAACAGGTATTGAAAAAGGTTTTTGGCTAATGTCTAAATTATATGTTTATTTTGATTTTCAATCGGCAAGTCCAGATGTGCATCGTGCTAGTGTTGGGCGGATATATGATAATCCGGCTATTTCTTTTCTCGAAATACTGGATTATGGCAAAACACTATTAAGAACCGGTGAAAAATTGAGTGGAATACGGTTGTATTATGAGGATGAAATATTGATAGTTGCGGAGCCAAAAAATGGCTAAGAAGAAGAACAAGCCTCAGAAAATAGAGCACCCGACTATTACTATCAATGTCAATCGGGAGTTATCTGCGCTTAGCCGACGGCTTGGAACGGTGTTCGGTGGCCTGCTCTCCGTGACCGATGAAACACTCAGGGATCACAGCAAGGAGGGCTACAAGCTCTATAACGACATGATGAGAAAGGATTCGCAGCTCGGTTTCTGTTTTCGCAAGCGTGCCGATCTTGTGCTGTCCCTGGACTACAATATTGAGGCTCCGGATGATGCAACCCCGGCAGAGCAGGATACAGCAGATTGGTTTCAGGATATGTTCGAGGACATTGATAATTTTAACGAATCCAGACGCGGGTTTTTCAAGGGAATCGCTTATGGGTTCCGGCCAGTTGAGATAATGTTTAAGAAACGGGATTCAGACGGCCTTATTGGGATAGATAGATTCGCCTGCCGGGACCCTGAGCGTTTTAGGTTTACCGCTGAAGGTGAACTGCTGCTTTACGAGCTATCAAGTGCAATCCAGGGTGAAAAAATGCCGTGGTATAAATTTGTAATCAATACCTGGGGTTCGGACGAAACGCCTTACGGCGAGGGTTTGCTAAGAGAGCTCTTCCCGCTATGGTTTTTCAAGAATGAATCTATCAAGAGCCTGATGCGATTTACTGAGAAGTTCGGCACGCCCTATCTATTTGCCACTTATCCTGTGGCTCTGCCGCCAGCACAGCAGACCGCACTTTTAGAAACACTTGTCAAGCTGCATAATAATAGCGTTGGTATAGGCCCAGAGGGAAGCACGATAAACGTATCCGATCCCGGCAGGAGTGGAGTACAGCAGTTATTTGAGTTCATTCTGGATAAATATGTAGATCGCCAATATGCAAAAGCCGTCCTGGGCCAGACTTTATCGACCGAAAGCGAGAGTGGCACGTTTGCCCTGGCGAAGTTCCAGAGCAAGGGACAGCAAAGCCTTGTAGAATCAGATAGCAAATGGCACGAAGGGCAGCTTAACAAACTGATCAAAAACCTACACAATATCAATTTCGGGGCGGTCCCAGCAGGCCGTTATCCTCGATTCAGGATTGCTTACGAGGAGTCTAAGGATGTAGCGAGCATGGCCGAGGGCATAGGGGTTGTAGTTAATAATCTTGGCCTTCCGGTGGGTGAACAATATGCACGTGATCAGCTCGGTATTCCCGAACCGGCTGAGGATGAGGAAACGCTGGCAGGCAGGAAAGTGGCCCCGGCTGCATTCAGAGGGTTCGGAGGCTCGGCAGAGAGTGATGGTATCGACAATCCGGATGCTAACAACCTGGACCCAGTAACAATGGCTTGGGTGAAAGGGGCCGTGAAAAAGTTAAATGCTGAGAGGGCAAGACATGGTGAGCAGCGAATTTGACAGGAATCACCGGACGGTAATCCGGAACTTCTATACCCACGCTATCGAGGGTGGAGTCAAACAATGGGCGCGCCTGATCAATGGGCTTAAAACGAACCTGCGGGATGTTGGCCCTGAAGCCGCGGTGCTGGGCTGGCAGCCTACGCCTTTGCCGCCTGATTATCTATCTGATTATATAGCAAAGATACTCTTGATCTCGAATCTGTTGGGTCAGGCGACGTTTTGGCAGGATCTAATGGACAGGGGCCTCGTGCGCTGGGCACGCAGGCAGAAAGAGATCCCGGGAGGTTTACCATTCATGGCCCTGGCTGAATTCAAGCTGGAACTGGAAACGGCAAAGGAAATTGAACCGGGTTTTATCCCGGTTGCCGCTACAAGCGGCGCGGCATGGATTGAATTGCAGAAATTAGCGCCTATGGACTCTGACCGGGCTTATGAGTTTTTCAAAAACAAAGTTCCCATGACCCGAATTCAGTTTGACAGGCTCAGCCAGCTTGCCCGAAACGAGGCATTCACCATTGCCGGCAGTGAGAACATAGCATTGATCGGCCAGGTGAAAGAGGTAGCCCTGGATGCTTTAAAGGACGGCCTGACTCAGCATGAGTTTAAGAAAGCGACATGGGAGCTATTTGACGCTGCTGGCGTAACGAAAACCAGCCCCTGGCACCTTGAGACGGTATTCAGAACGAATGTCTGCTCTGCCTATAACGCTGCACGCTGGGAGCAGACTTTCCAGGGGCCGACTGAGGCAGTGGAGAAGTTCGTGCCGTATTTAGAATACAGCACATCAGGAGGTGCTAATGTTTGCGAGATATGTGAACCATATAACGGAAGGATTTATCGGCGGGATGATCCTATTTGGGATACTATTTATCCTCCATTGCATTTCAACTGTGAATGTCTGGTTGCTCCGGTATCGGTTTTCGAGGTAATGGATGAGGGCTTGAAGCCGGATACTATTTACCCAGATTCGCCGGGGCCTATCAAGGGCTTTGACGGACCACCGTCAGCATTAGGCAGGAGAGCAGCATGAAAGTTATAATA